GTCCGGCGTGATCTGGTTGGCGTTGTTCAGTTGCCATTCCAGCAGCGCCGTTTCCTTGTTGGCCGCGCCCTGCTGTTTGGCAGCAGCGGCGTAGTCAACCGGGGGTGGTGCCGAAGATTTGCCGCCCATCACGCACCACCCTTCTTGTTGGGTCCGACCCAGCCTGCGGGACGCGCAGCCTTACGCGCGGCAACCCGCGCGCCGACCCGCTGACCCTGCGCCGTCTGCCGCATCAGCCCGTAGTAATCCTGATCGGCCAGCCCGAGTGCGTTGCCCTGCCCGCCCATCGTGTTGACCAGCTTCTTGTACGTTTCCTTGGCTTCGGGGTTCTCGTCGCCCATACCGCCCCACGCATTTTCGAGGAACGTGCGACCCTGCCCGCCATCTTTGTTGAGGATGAAGTCGTAGGCAGCGCCCGGCCCCTTCGTCTGCATCAGTTGGTTGAACTGCTGCGCGTACGGGTGCGACGTGTCTTGGAATTGGAACGACTGCCAGTTCTTCGCGCCGTTCGGATCGCCCTGCCCCACGGTCGCCTTGATCTGCTGCACCGGAGCGTTAGGTTGCTGCTGCGGCGACTGCGACTGCGGTGTGCCACCAGGCTGTCCGCCCTGTCCGTTAGCCCCGCCCATCTGCGGCGGCGTAGCGCCCTTGCTCGACTTGCCCCCACCGTATCCGTTGTACCCACCGGACGGTCCGGTACCGGGTGCCCACACGTCGCCCGCCACGTTCGCGCCTTGCTCCGGCAGCGCGGGCGGATTCGGGTTCGTCGGCTGCGCGTTCGCCGGTTGCGGCGCATACGACGACTGCGCGGATGGCGGCTGCAACGGCGGCGCAGGCAGGCCCGCCGTCGAAGAACTGACCGGCGGTGGTGTCGCGCCCTTCTGCTGTTGCTGACCCATGTTGCTCTCCTAGCTACCGCCGCCCAGCTTCGCCGCCATCTTCGCCGCCTGCCGTGGGTTGAGCGCCTGCTGCATCGCCTTCCTACCGCCGCCGCCGCCCGTGCCGCGCCCCGGCGTGAACTCGTTGGCCGCTGCGGTGCCCGCCAGCGACTGCGCGCCACCGAGTCCCTGCGCGATCTGGCTCGCCGGGTCGAGTACCGGAGCCGCTGGCATCTGCGGCGCACCACCGGCCATCGCTGTCTGTGCGCCGCCCATCAAGCTGCTCACAGGGGCGCTGCCCAGCCGCTGCATCTTGTCGGCGGACTGCATACCCTGCATCGCATCCATCCCGGCCTGCATCATGCCTGCGGGCAATTGCCCCGGCATCTGCGCGGGCATACCCGCCCGCAGCCGCTGCGCTTCTTCCTGCACCGCGTCCTGCCCACCGCCGCCCATACCCGGCAGTTGCCGCAGTTGGGTCATCGGGTTGAAGCTGCCGCCCGGCATCCCCGGCATGTCCATCGGTGCCGGAATGCCCGGCCCCGGCGAAACCTTCAACGGGTTGAGGCTGTTGCCGTTCATGCCCGGCAGGTTGTTGTGAGGCTTGAGTTGCTTCGCTGAACCACCCATGTCAATGCGCTCCTATGATCGGTGGCAACCCGCGCCGCAGGTTCAGCCATTTGCATTCCGGTTTGAACATCGCGTACACCAGCAAGTCACCGTCCGGTGCCGCGTCCTTAAGCGTCGCTTCCAGCTTGAAGCCGATATGCTCATCGAACCGGCGCGCGTCGTGGTTCGACGCCGACACCAGCCCGGTGATACGTCGCACACCGCACACACGGAACGGGTAGTCGAACACCGTGTACAGGAAGTCGCGCGTCATCCACCGACGGCCCGGCAGCGCCGCGACGTGCATGTTGAGGTTCACGCCGTTCCATGAGTCGTACCAGCAGGCGGCGATCAGTTGTCCGTCGTCCGTCAGGCCGATGCCGCGTCCGGCGGTGAACGCGCCGTGCGAGTGGCAATGCTGCTCCATGAACGGCGACACCAACTCCTCGCAGTTGATGACGATTTGCTTCACAGCACGCCCCCGGACTCGAACACGAAGTCGGTGGACACCCAATACGTTTCCGCGCTGGTCTGCATCCGCAGGTACGCCGCGCCCGCGAAGCCGATGTCGTTCAACCCGAACCAATCCGTGTACGTCTGCCGCGCGGTAGACCAGAAGTCGTCGTCCCAAATCGCCACGTTCCACAGAGCCACGTTCGCCTGCGCTTCCAAGTTGGCGAGCGGCGGCGTGTTGTCCTCAATGTCGAAATCGGTGTTCATGCCGATGAACACCAACGGGCGCTTCACCGCGTTGAAGATCGGGCGCACCAGCGTCCAATGCTTCTGCAACGCGGGCGACCCGAAGAAGCTGTAGGCTTGCAGGCACTTCGCGTTGATGGCGAGCCCGTTGCCGTTGGCCTGCATGTCGTCAACGTCGTTGGCCCAGCCCGCGCCGACGTAGTTGGTCGCGCCGTAGTAGAACTCCTCGTTGAATTTCTCCAGGCACACGCCGAGATAGCCGGTGAACTGCGTCCACGCGTCCGTCACCGTATTCATAACGTACTGGCGTTGGCCCGCCGGGTCCGGCACGTTGACGATCAGCATTTGATGCCGGTCGAGCAGCAGCATCTCCCAGCCGAACAACGGACGGAACAGCGAGATGTCGCCGCTCAACCGGAGTTGAATGATGTTCGATAGCGGCTCACCGAGGATCGCCTTCGACTGTCCAAGGATCGCCGTGAGCGGAAGAACGCCGTCCTCGCACAGAATGAGTACGTCGGAACCGTACTTGATCGCGCAGCGCTGACCAATCGGCGCACCGCAGCGATAGACGCCAGAGAGATTCCAGTTGGCAATGTCGTCGGGGTCATACCCTTGGTAGACCACGACATCGCCCATGCTTGAAATGAAGATAGTCTGGTCACGCATACCAGAACCGCTATCGACGGACCAGGTGATGATTTCACGCAGGCTCCCACCTTGCTTGAACACTTCACCCACGCCGAACCGCGTCAGCACGCCTTCGATGGCGTCGATGTCGAGATACCACGCGTTGCCGCTGTTCTTCTCGACGTACCACAGGCGGCGGTGCGACAGCGTGACGCTGATGAGGTTGCGGATGTCCAGCGTTTCGCCCGCCTCGGGCGTCATCGTCTGGTTCGTCCACGTCGCCCCGTTGTACTTCTGCGGCAGATCAAAGCCGTTCACCATCGACAGGAAACTGCCGAACTGGTTGACCATCATCTGATGCTGCCAGCGGTTGTTGATGAACCCGACCAGCAGCGGCGCACCCACCGCGCCCGCAGTCGAAACGTCGTACAGGTTCGTGCCCGCGATGGCGAACAGCTTCTGCGTGTTCAACGCGGATGAGTAGGTGAACAGCGACTCGACCAGACCTGGCAGGCCGGTGGCGTGCTTGTTCCAACCCTTCCGCACGCGGCACCCGAACTGCTGCGGGAACAGGTTGACCATCTCCACCGCCTGCGTCGGCGGCATCTCCGCGAGCGAGTTGAGCGCGTTCAGACCTCCCACCGGGGAAGCCATCGTCTGCTGCGTGCTGACCCGCTGCACGCGCTTGGCGAGGTTAGACTGGCGAACCATTACGAGGTCGGCCCCGGGAAGTTGCCGTCTTGAAGATTCCACACCGAGATCAGCGGGTAGTTCACGCTGCGCGCTAGCGACAGGATCGGCGCACCGCCGTCCTGCGACAGCGCGTCGTCCAGGTTGTTCTGGAAGTCTGCCGCGAACGCGGTGGTGTCGAAGCCCTTGGCTTGGTAGTAGCGCAGCTTCACGCCGGTCGCCATCAGCACGTCGGGGAACACGCAGGTGTCGTCGTCGCGGTCGGCCTTCAGCTTCGGCTGTCCGTCCGCGGACTCCACCCACCACTTGCTGATGTACATATAGGAAATCTTCACCGGCAGCGGCACCGTGTCGCTACCCGGCACCGGCCACAACTCCATCGTGTTGTCGATCAGCCGGAAGCGTTCGCGCGGGCCGGTGGACAGGATGCCGGACTTGAGCCATTGCCATTGCTGCGGAGTCTCCGGCCCCACCAGCGGCCAGCGATTCGTCTGGTCCCACTCCGTCTGCGAGATTGGACGCTGGAAGTCGGGCGGCAACGGATACGCCGCTTGCCCTGCAATCGCGTCGAACGTGAACGTGCGCCACAGCAGACGCCACACGCGCCGCCGCACCAGCATCGTCCCGGTGAGGTTGTAGAGCGCGAGCAGTTGCTGCGGGATTTGCTGGATGTTGCCCGCAGCGGAACCGAACTCTGGCAATGCCATTTCAGCCGCAGCAGCCTGCAACACCGAGAGGACGGTTCCGTTGGTGGACATTACTTGCCCTTGCCTTTCTGGAATTCATCGAACGCCTTGCTCAAGCGCGCGAGTTCCTGCTGCGTAGCGTCGAGTTGCAGCTTGAGGTTTGCGTTCTCGGCGGACACCTTCTCCACGAACGCGCTGTCCTTCGCCGCAGCGAGGAAGGTTTCCGCCTTGCGCTTCAAGTCCTGGAAGCCCATCAGCTTCGACCCGTACACGTCCGGCAGCGTGGACAGCTGCTCGACGGTGTAGACGTTGAGGTGCGCCATTTCCTCGGCCTGCGCGCGGGTGACAGCGGGCCACTCGCGCAGCGGGAAGCCGCTGATCGCCTGGTCCTCGTTGCGCTTGAACGCAGCCCATTGCATCGGGAACCGACGCGGATACAACTCGCCTGCGCGCGTGTCGATGGTGGTGTTGCGGTCGCCAGGCACCAGAATCTTCACGAACGGGATGGAGTCGTACACGGGGTGTCCCTCGGTGGCGGACTTCTCGTCGTTCACCACCGCACCCATGTAGAACTGAACGTACAGCTTCGCGTCCTCCGGGTCTTGCTGGGGGGCGTCCATGACTGCGGGGGCATTCATTTGCATCGCGGCACTCCTGTGTTGTTTTGACTACGAAATGGTCACGCCGCCCGTCAGCGTGTAGGTCGCCCCACCGCTCACGAACGTCGTGCCGGAAACCCACTTCGACGGGTCCATGTCGAAGGCTTGCACCGTGCGGGCGATGTCGGTCCACACCTGCACGCGCCCGATGTCGCCCTTCCACGATTGGAAGGCGTAGAACGCGCCGCCACCACCGACGTTGAGCGGCTGCGTCGGCGTGGAGATCGACACCACCAGCGGGTTCGTCACGCTGCCCATCGGCGTCCACACCACGCGATCCGGCGACGAGAAGTAGTCGTAGTTGCCGCCGATGGTAGCCAGCAGACGGAACCACATCGGCGTCACGTTGAACGCGGGCGGCGTCGCGGACGCCATGACTTGAATGCTGTTCGTAGGGTCGATGATCCGCAGTTCGTAGAACCCGTTGGACGAGTTGTAGCAGAGGTTGACGGACGGGGTGGCGGAACCCATCGTGCAGATCGGGTAGAACGACGTGCCGGGCGTGCCGAGGAACTTGGCTTGCCATTCGATAGCGAACTGCGTCGCCGGAGTCCACGTCGTCGGTGTGTCGATGAATTGATTGCCGGGGGCGGCGACACCGGGGAAGTGCGCCACCGCCGAGGACGGCGGCACCACGCCTTCCACGCACAGCTTGGACAGCGCGCTGATCGGCCAGCCGTGCGCGCTCCACACCGGGGGCGACGCGCTGTCCACCAGCACCTGTCCGGTGGTGGTCATGGCGAGTCCGTTGACGTACGACGTGATCGGCATGGGACCGGACTGCACGCACAGGCGTCCGTCGGCGGTGAAGCCCAGCCCGCCGTGGAACACGACCGGAATCGTGCCGTCAGCGACGCGCAGCGCGTTGCTGGGTACGACGTAGCGGAACCCTCCCAGAAAAGCGTCCGATCCCGCGACCGCCAGCGGATCGACCAGCAGCTTTTGTGCGACGGTGATCTCGCCGTAATTGATGAACGTCATGCGACCCCCATGTAAAAAGGGCGCAGCGCGTCAACCGCTGCGCCCTCCGTGGTGCGCGAACTGATTACGGCAGGATCGCAGGCTGTGCGGTCAGGAACGCGTAGTCACCCGTCACCAGCGCCTGCCCGGTGTTGTTGGTGAACGTGTTGCCTGCCGCCGCAGCGACGGTGACGCCTGCGGTGATACCGGCGGTGGCCCCCGCCGCGATGCCGGTGGCACCGACGCGGCAGAAGACGGCAGCGGTGCGTCCCGTCGAGACAGCGGGCGAGCCGAGCCAGCCGTCCGTCCAGACGGTCGTACCGAGTGCGAACGGCGCGGCGGCGTCAGCAGCCGCGGGTGGAACTGTGACGCCGCCCGGCGGCTTCCAGACTTGCGTGAGGGAAGCGCCGATCAGCGGAGTGACGACAGACATGGAATTCTCCTTGAACACGCGGCCCCGAAGGGCCGCGTAGTTGAGAGGTCAGGCGTCCGCGATGATGCCTTGGAACTGCGTGCCCGACGACGTGAGGTTGCCAGCCCAGGCCAGCAGCTGCACCACGGCGTCCTGGTTCACGCTGTAGCGCTTCGACGGGTCGAGCGGCACGAAATTGCGAGCGCGGTGCGGGCGCAGGAAGATGTACTTCGTGTTGAGGAAGTACGCGACATTCACCGGAGCGAAGCCGCCGATGCCGCCGTCCAGCACCACGTCGGCTTGCATGTATTGGACCGAGGGGAATCCCAGCTTCGCCATCCCGCTGTCCTGGAAGCGCTGCAGGTTCTGCAGCGACGCCATGTACAGCGCCCAGTAGCCGTTGTCCACCATGATGAGATCGACGTGATCCGCGCCGCGCGACGTGGCCGCGTACATGGAGTTGAACTTCTGCTGGATGTTGGCTGCGGTGGCCGCGCCGCCGACGCCGACAGCGGCCTGGTTGCGCCAGAAGTTCCACGCCACGCGGTCGATGCCGCCGTACACGCCGGTCGCCGGGGTCTTGCTGACGGCGACCGCGAGGCCAACCATCTGCTTGCCGCCCGCTGCCGTGCCATCGGAGTACAGGCCCTGCGAGATCAGATTCGACATCGACGCTTCACCAACCTTGATGCGCGCTTCCATCAAGTCGATGATCTGTTCCTTCGATGCGTTCTGCAGCATTTCGAGGCCGGACATCGTGATGCCGCACGCGGCTTGCTTGATGTCGAACTGCGCCGCCGAGATCACGTCCTGCGCGCCGATGGGCAGCGCCTGGTAGCCGGAGTACCACCCGGCGTTCGTGTTCTCCTGGAACGACAGTTCCTGCATGATGACGTTGCCGCCGGAGAACGGCTTGATGTTGCCGCGACCGCCCAGCTTGACGAGGATCGCGTTGTTCTTCGTCACGTTGTCCGCGACGATTCCGGTACGGGATTGGATGGTCGTTGCGACGACATCCGAAATTGCGCTGTTGGCAAACATGGGACAGCCTCCTAACGGTTGGATGGTTACTTACCCGCCCTTCGCTGGGTCATCCGACTGCTAGGACATGGCTGGCTCGCTGGCGCGAGTGTCTGTCCGTGGGCTGACCGGATATTCCGTCCGGCCAACCCACCCTGTCAACCCCTTACTACATTCCGCTCAACCCCGCCTCAAGGGTAGCGCGCAAGTCGCTGTCTTTCACCTTGTCGCCCGCCTTGCTCACCGCGCCGCCGCCGGGTGCGCCGGACACGGACAGGTTGGCCCCCGCCGCGGAGCGCTGCGCCGCCTGCTGCTGGGCCGCGACGTGCCGGTTGAACAACTCCTGGCGCACCTCCGGCACCATGCCCAGCGCCATCTGGTACGCTGTGCCGAGGTCATTCGCCAGGCCATTGCCGATGATTCCGGCCATGACTTGCCGAACCTGGGGGAAAAACTCGTTCTGCGGGTCGTTGGCGAAGGCCTGGAACGCGTTGGTGACTTCCCATTCGGTGCGGTTGTTCTCGACCACGCCCTGCTGCAACTTCTCGGCGTTCATCGCCGCCAACTGCGCCTCGGTCTGTGCAACATTCGGGTCGTAACCCTGCGTCATGTCCACGCCGTACTGCTGCGCGAGCCCGTACAGGATCGCCTTCTTGTATTCGTTGCCGCCGTTCCGCAGCGCGTAGGCAGTCTGCAGCAGCGTGCGGATCGCGGCTACCGGCGTGGCCTGCTCCTGCTCAAGAATCTCGGCGTACGGCATGAACTCGTTGATGACCGCGGCGGCGGCGTTCGCGCGGTCCGCGACTTGGCGGAACCCGGCTTGGAGCTCGTTGTCGCGCTGGTGCATGTAGCCGCGCAACTCCGGCGGCACCTTGTTCCATGCGCCGCGTGCTTCCTCGGTCCACGACGCCGGAGCCTGCCCCATCGGGTCAGCCGCCCCCGCCTGCGCCGGGGCAGCAGGCGCACCCGGACTGGCACCTGGTTGCGCGGGCGAGGCGGGGGCGCTTTCCCCTGCTGGCTTGAAGCGACCAAAGGCGTCGCGCTGGCGTTCGCCGTCCGTTGCCGGAGCAACGACGGGCGGAGTGTCGGGCGCGGCTTGGTCAAGGGCAGACTCAAGTACGCCGGACAGGTTGTCCTCTTTGGGGAGGATGTCTTCCTGTCCGGTCAGATCATCGGGTGCGGGCATGTGCGGTCCTTAAAGTGAGTCGTCTTCGTTATAGCGCGGGCCTTTGAACTCCACCCGTCCGGTTTTCTTGTAGCGGTCCACGTTCTCCCAAATCAACTCGCGCCGCGCCTGGTCGTCACGCGCCTGCGCGTAACGGTCCTTCTCTGCTTTGTTGGTCGGGTCGAAGTGCACGAGGTTGTGCTGCGCCATGTAGTCGTTCATATGCGCGCGGGACTTGATGAGCGTGCCGTCGCGCGGGCTGTAGAACGGTTCGATCTCCCCGATCACGCTGTGCAGGCGCGGGTCGTCGGACCGGACGATTTCCACCATCCGGCCCAACTCTGCGTTGTAACGGAACGAACGCCGTGCCATTACTTGTGCTTGCCCTTCGGCTCCGGCTCCGCTGCGTCAGCCTTCGGCTGCGGCGTTTCCGGCTCCGGCCCGCCGGTCGCGGCCTTCGGCGCGTAGTCCGACTTGAACAGGTCGATGCGCGCGGCGAGGATGCGGGCGTACTCCTCCATCGCCACCTTCTGGTCCTCCAGCAGATCGCAGTAGTTGCTGGGCAACTTCTGGAACGTGGCCGAGCCGATGAAGTTCACCAGCTTGGCGAGCCGGTCGTCCAGTTGCTGCTTTTCTTCCAGCAGCCGTTCTTGGTATTGCTCGTATTGCACGGTTTCCTTGTTCATCGGCCATTACTCCTTGGATTTGTTCTTCAACGCGGCCTTCGCCGCCTGCTCTTGCTGGGCCAAGGTCTGCGTGTGCTGCTCGTCACCCTGTGCCATGCCCTGCAGCGCTTCGGCTTGCCGCAGCGCCATCGCCTGCTCGCCCGCCGCCGCGTCGCGGCCCAGGGCCTGCTCGCCCGCCGCGGCGTCACGCGCCAGGCCCACCTGGTGCGCCTCGTCCTCACGCGACATCGAACGCAGGTGCGCGTCCTCCTCGCGGGCGGCGCTGGCCTCGTTCATCACGTCGTCGGTGGCGATCTTGTTCGCCGCGTCGCCCGCGGCGACCTCGGCCTTGGCCTCGGCAGCTTTCAGCGCCACCTGGCCCTGCACCCCGGCCTTCATCAGAATCGCCTGCACCTCGGCCTGGGTCTTGTCCTTGAACGCCTGCAGTTCCGCGGCGGACTTCTCCTGCTGCTGCCGCATTTCCTCTTGGAACGACAGCTGCGCCTCCTGCAGCTTGCGCGCACCGTCCTCCTGCGCCGCCTTCGCGTCGTCGGCCATGCGCTGCTGCGTGGCTTGAATCTTCGCCATGATGAGGTCTTTGGCCGGATCCGGCGGCGGCGGCTTCGGCGCGGGGTTCGCCATCGCGTCGAGGCCGGATTCGATCATGCCTTCCAAGTCGCGTCCGATGCGGAAGCCGCGCACGTTCCACATCAGCATCGCCTTGAACATCGGCGCGGACTCCGGCGACGCCTGCACCGCCGGGATCATCTGTTGCAGGAACTGCGTGAGCGCGGTCATAAACGTGCCGCGCGCCTCGCGCTCGTCGATCTCGTCCGGCTCAATGAGCGACGACGCTTCCACGTCCACGCGGTAGCCGATGTCGTCGCTCTTGAGCAACTGGATCGCGTTCATCACGATCATTTCCGGCGGCGGTGGCGGCGCGGGCGGTGGCGGGGCCATCGGCGGCGGCATGGCCGGTCCGGGCGGCGGTGGGGCCATGCCAGTCGCGCCAGGCGGCGGGCCAGCCGGGGGCAGGCCACCCATCGGCGGGCCGGGCATCGGCGGCGGGCCCGGCGGCGGGCCGGTCATACCTTGCGGCGGCGCACCGGGCGGGCCCGGGGGCGGCATCTGCGGTTGCATGGCCTGCTGCTGCGCCTGCATCGCGGCCTGGGCCTCCTTCAACATCTTCTGCCCGTCCACCGACTGCATCACCGTGGACTGCGCGATAAGGATTTCGGGTGGGAAGAACTTGATCGCCAGGTGCGCCATAAGCCGCATCGTGTCGGTGATGAACTGCGCCACGATGGACTTCATGTCGTCTAACCGGATCGACGCGTACTGCGCCTTGATGCGCGACTCGGTGGCGGTGGTGTTCTGCGACGACGCGCCACGGATGATGTCGGATATGCCGGTGATCTGGTAGATGTCCTGGATCATCTGCTCCTTGATCGCCGTCAGCTGGGTGATGACTTCGATCACCTTGTCCAGCGGCAACCAGTCCACCGTGCCCTTGATGCCGCCCTTCTCCGCGAACGCGGCCCAGGTGTCCACCGGGATCAGCTGGTTCTCAATGCCCTCGGTCAACATGCGCTGCAGCGACATCTGCTCCGCGTCGTAGACGCCGATCACCTTGCACGCCTTGGTCAGCATCGACAGCCGGTTGGTTACGGCGTCGAGCTCCTGCGCCTGGTCCTGGTACTCGCAGTAGTCGGGCACCGGGCACAGGTTGCCGGTGGTGTTGGTGGCGAACATCGGCTTCGGACACGGGAAGAAGTCCGGGAACCCGTACGGATCGTCGCGCACGTCGAGCGGCTTCACCGTGTCCGGGTTCAGCCAGTACACCTTCTTCTCGGCCTTCTCCCACAGTTCAAACACGACGGCCTGCTTGATGAGGTCGGCCTTCGGCTCGTCGGTGGGGTTGCTGCTGTTCCACACGTTGTTGCCGCCACCGTCCTTGTGATGGGACGGGATGTAGTTGAGCGGTACCGCCTTGCCGCGCTCCGCGCCGAACCGCTTCACCAGCGCGTCGCGCGTCATGTAGACCGTGCGCCACACCCGCGGCACCTCCTCCCATTGACGGCTGGGCGTGAACCCGAAGTCGCGCCAGTACACGAAGTCAACGAGCGTCTTGAACGCCTCGCATTTCTTCGGCTGCGGCGTGATGACGTTCTGCGTCACGTCGCCCACCGGGTTGAGCCCGTCCTGCTGGTAGCGGACCCAGACGCAGCCCATGCCCGGCAGCAGCCGGTCCTCGAGCGCGTAGCGGATGGTGTCCTTGAACGTCGCCTGGGTCTGCATCTGGTAGGTCAGCACCCGCTCCAGGATGAGGCTGGCGACGCGCGCCACCGGGTCCGGGTCGCTGTACCGCCGCTCCACGATTGGCTGCGGCATACGCCCGAATAGGGCGGGCAGCAGCGTCTGCACGTTGGCCCACAGGATGTTGTACTTGCGGGTCATCGCCTCCCCGCCGTTGGCCGCGCCCTCGCGCTCGTCGCGGTAGCGCAGCACGACGCGGTTGCCGCGCTCGCGCCACTTCTTCACCCGCTCGTCCTTCTCCGCGGCGAGAATTTCGGCCAGCAGGAACTTGCACTTGCCCTCCTGCCCCTTGCCGAAGTCCTTTTCGGAGTCCACTACCTGCAACTGCGGGGTCGGCGGCATGTTGGTTCCTTAAATCCGGGTGTTCGCGGGGCGAGTGGTCTGGTCCCACAGGTCGTTGAGCCGCACGTTACCACCGAACGGGGCCTTGGGGTCATACCCGGGGTCGCCCACCCGTCCGGTCCGTTGCGGGGGTGCGACCCTATTCACGAAATCGCGCGCCCCCTTGTGCGCCACCAGCGCCGAGTAGCGCTTGGAGTCCGCGAAGTGCGAGGTGTGGTCGTGCTTCGGCTGCTCCTTGAACGCTTGTTTCTTATCGTCCCACTCGCGCTGGTACTGGCGCAGCGCTTCGATGCCGTCGGCGCAGTCCACCGCGTCGTAGTAGGTGTCCGGGGAGGACATGACATAACGAACGGCTTGAATTCCCTGCTGCACCGAGAGCTCGGGCACGATCTTCCCCTTGACGCCCAAGGTGCGGAGGATTTCGATGGTGGAGCGCCCGGTCTGCAGCGATTTCGCCCGCGCATCATGCGGCAACCAGATGTCGCCGTAGCGATAGCCGTGGTTCCGCATGATGTCAACGTAGTCGGCTAACTCCAAGCCGGAGAACTCCTCGGCCCGGATGTACCGAATTTCGTTGCCTAGCGCCTGCCAGTACCACAGCGCGGTGCTGTCCGTGTAGCCCAAGTCCAAGCTGACGTGCACCGGCACGGTGGGGTCGTAGGGGACGGTGGTGATGCGGTGCGCGATGTCGTTGAGCAGCGCGCCGTAGAAGCTGCCCTTGAGCGCCGCCTCGAAGCTGCACTCGAACTCCTGCGCGTACTCGTCCTCGGACATGATGCGCCGCGCGTCGTCCAACTCGTCTTGCGCCAGGATGCCGGAGCGCGACGCGGGGAGGACCATCAAGAACCACTTGTCCGGGTTGAGCCGGGCCTCTTCCTTGATCCGCCAAAACTCGTTCTTCCCGTTCGGCGTCCCGATGAACACGCACCAGCCGATGCGATCCGCGAGCAGCGGGCGGATGACCTCGGAGAACACCCGCGGGCGCATGATGCCCGGCTCGTCGATCACCGCCCCGTCCAAGTAGATGCCGCGCAGCGCGTCGGGGTTGTCCGCGCCGAACAGCATCACCTTCGCGCCGTTGTGCAGGATGACGGAGAGTTCCGCGATGTTGTGGCTGCGGCGCATCCCGAGTTGGTCGGTGTAGCGCATGAGGTAGTCGAACGCGATGCGCTTCGCCATCGCGTAGAACGGCGCGATGTACGCGTACTGCGGCGGGTGGTCTAAGAAAATCGCCTTGTCGGTGTTCAGCGCGCGGCCCACCACGTCGTTGATGGCGGCGATGGTTTTCCCCGCGCGGCGGTGACACACCAGCACGCCCCAGCGCTGCTTGCGCGCATGGAACGGCACGAACCAGCTGCGCGGTTTGTAGATCATGCGGTCACGCGGTCACTTGTAGGTGAACCCCGGGGGCATCCCGTCGAGCGGACTGCGGGGGATGGCGTTCACCACGTTCACGACGGTGGTGCCGCGGTCGGCTGCGCCGCCGGGCCTGGCGCGGAGGTTCAGCATAGCGCTGGCGAACTTCATGAACGCTACGGGCTCGGTGCGGGAGAGTCGTTCGAGGTAGGCGCGGTCCATGATGTCGGTGACATCGGTGGTCACGCGCGTCAGCAGCGGGTCCGGCGGCGCGGGGGGCGGCGCGTCCTCCGCGGGGACGGGTAGTTCGGGTGTCTCTGGCGGTTCCATGCGCGCGATGGTACCTGGATTGGGGTGAGTTGATGGGGGTGGGGCGTTCGCCCGGGCTAGTGCCCAGCAGGGGCCCCACGGGACTCCTCGGTTGGTCGGGCCAATCGGGGGGCGTCGGCCTAACCCTGGCGCGCTGTCGTCCCCGCCCGACGCGCGAGCGCTCACTAACCGCCCTCGTAAGTGCTCACTTCACAAAGCCTCAATCAAATCAAAGAGTTATAACTCTTTGTTGCATAAGGGATTATCCGCGCGAAGGCCTAAGGCCTTGATTGTCAAGGCTAATCCGGGTCCGAAACGCGCCGCGCTAGGGGCCTGGCGCGCGGGGAGCCCGCCGACAGGTAGACAGAAGACAGACAGGAAACCATGTTAGCGCGGCTACGTGAAAATTCTGCGCGCGTATAGGCGGATAGCGTATATATACCTATTTATCTATAATTCTAACTAACTAATAAGTTATTTATCTGTCTACCTGACTGTGTGTCTAAGTCTTTGATTTTAAAGGTTGGAATTCAGCTGGACGGCAGACAGGTTAGTAGACAGACTCCAGGCGCCTGACATCGCGCCGAGTTATGTCAAATTAGTGAACACTCGTTCGATTGTTGACTAAATTAGTCAACTTAGCTTTGCGCGCCAAATTCAGACAGGTCCGGGCGCGCTATCTGTCTGCGCCAGGCCCGAATTAGCCTCTATCCGTCTGCGCTAGGCCCGCATCCGTCTGCGCCAGGCCCAAAAATCAGCCCAAAGTCAGCCCAAATTATTCAAAGAAATTTGTTGCGTAACGGAACCATAGCCTATAGAATGCAGTCTTACCGGGTAACAACCCAGGCCCGCGGCAATACCGCCCGGGCCTAACCCCGAACCACGGGAGACACCATGCAACAAGCTCGAGAATCCGAACATGATGCAAACGAATGGCTGCAGCGTAGGGGCCAACAATGAACGCCTATACCACGCGCGGCGCGCGAGCCGTGCGCGCAGCCGTGCGCCAATCCCTAGAGCGCCAGGGTTTCGATGTGAGCAATTATCCCCGCGTCAGCTGCGACAGCTGCGCGGCGCTGGTTATCAATGGTGTCCCCGCGCACGAGCGCAGCTGTCCTAATGCCATGGCACGAGTGCGCGGGCTGCAATGCACTCGTCCCTATCCGAATCAAATACTGTGGAGACTGTCAATAATGCAAATCACTGAACGCGAAAAAATCCTGGCCTTGCTTTCGGCCCATATAGAGCAGCGCCCGGGCCTAGAGTTTGCCAATTATGGAAACGTCGCGAGCTACCGCGCCGAACAACGCGCGATAGGTCAAGACCTGGCGCACGCGCGCATCCTGCTATCCGCCGTGCGCTGGCGCGAATCAATTGACGCGACGCAGCTGCGCGAAGCATTCTCGTCGTCGTTTTCGGGCCGTCTGTCAATCACTGACGGCCCGCAGCCGGGACAGCTGCGGCTGGACTATTGCACGGGGCAATATTTCCCGACAGAGTACCGGCGCGCAGCGTGCGCCGTCCTAGCCTCTGCACTGTGGGCCTATACGCGCGGCTGCGCCATGCCTGACGATGCGGCTCTGGCGCGCATTAAACAAACGCCTGGCGACTGGTTGCGCGAGCATTTCCGGCGCGAATTCGGGCGCACGATTGCGAAACGGTGGTTCCAATGAGTAGCCTCAAGCAACGCGCGCAACGCGCTACCGCATGGCGCGGCCATTCTATGCGCTGGACTGGTAATTATGCAGTCTGCAGGTATTGCGCTATGGACGTGCTTATAACGTCAAAGCCGCAGCCCAATGGTGTAGACATTGGCGGGCCCGCGGTCGCGCTAACGTGCACGGGGAGAATCCAAAATGTTTTGGGCTAGCAGTAGCGGTCGCATTGAGCTCGTAATTAATCCCGATGATGCGCTAGCTTGCGCGCATCCTGGCCCATGCGACGACGACGTGTACCAGCTGTCGCAAACGGCGCATATGGTCGAACAGCTGCAAAAGCTAGACCGCGCGCTAGTCGCAAGTGAATTGCGGGAATGGGGCGCCTGGGATTCGGACGAGTTAGCAGACCACGAGCAAAACCTGCAGCGCTTACTGTGGGTCGCGTGTTGCGAAATTGTAGAGGAATTGCGCTCTGCAGAGTAGAGGCGCACGGTATACGCGCGCAGCAATGCGCGCGTATCGCGGGCCCCTTTGCCCTCAATCATTGGAGACACAGCTGTGGCAATTCAATTTGAAAACACTGATACGTTTGGTGGTGAGGCTAACTATTGCTGGGTCAATCGTCAGGTTATCCCGACGGCAGAGGCCCAAGGCCTTACTGATAAACAACTAATCCGCCGCGCTAAGGCCTGGGCCGGGTATACCGGGCTGCGCTGCGATAAGGAAAATTGGGGCGATACCATTGCATTGCGGCCCCGGGGCCTGTGCCAAATTCTTTTCATTTCCTATTGTGAGGACCAGCAATGAAACTAACCGCACACCAGCTGGCGCTAGGCTATGTCGAAATTACGCGCAATGGCCTACGGCTGTGGCGCGAAAATGGCTGTTATCACGTCGCGGGATTTATTAACGACGTGCATCGGCGCGGCGCGTATCGCACACTAACTCTCGCGCGTGCGGGCCGCGCGAAACTGGCGCAGCCCAATCACTAGCAGACTATAAAGGCCTGGCGCTAACGCGTCAGGCCTTTGTTGTTTCGACTGTCCCTAATGGGAGGCCCCTTATCGCCTAGACTCTAGACACCACAGGGTAACGCGCACGGCTGCAGGCCTGACCAGGCCCGCGGTACCGCTACGCGCGCACGGCTGCAGGCCTGACCAGGCCCGCGCGTACGCGCACGGCTGCAGGCCTGACCAGGCCCGCGGTACCGCTACGCGCGCACGGCTGCAGGCCCGCTCGCGCGTAGCGGTAAGCGAACGCTCGTGCGATACCCCTTGTTACAAGTCAACTTAGCTTTCAACGCCACCAGCTTTGTTGCGTACAGACGGAGGAGGTCGAGCGTCGGCCAAACGTTTTGCTGTGAAACCAATTCTATTAGGATTGGGTTGGTCGAAAAAATCCAGGTTCGGCCAAATTCGGTTGAACCTCGGGCCGAGTTTGTTGTATAATGCACTTTTACCGGAGCCACAAATGACACAGCTAGAAATTCTGCAGGAAACGATGTTGCAGTTGAACCTCCTCCGCGGGGAGGAGACTCGCGCCGCGGCGAAGGCCGCAGCGCTCAAGACGGATTGTCGGCAGTTGGAAGTGAAAATTATTCAGCTAATGGGTGAATTGGGCCTGGGGAATATCGGGCACGCCGGGGTCCAGGCGGATTTGAAATACACCCGCGTCTACAAACCCGAGGACTGGTTGCAAATCTACAACCGCATCCAACGCACGGGCGAGTTCGACCTCCTGCACAAGCGGCTGTCGATCACGGCGATGGCCGAGCGCTTCAAGGTGGGCGACGCGGTGCCGGGGGTCAGCATCGTGGACGTGCCGGGCCTGGTGCTGACCCGCTCCCCGGGGGTGTTGTAACGCAGCATTGTTGTGATACAGTCGCATCCGTTCACGACTCACGCCAATCCTGGCAACGTCGAGTGAACACGGTAGCAGAGGCAATAGCCAAGCTATCGAACAAAGGAGATTCGCATGTTGCGATTCACGAAGGAAAGCATCACGCCGTCGCGCGCCGGACAACTGCTGGCCGCAACCCAGGCTGCGGGGTTCCTGCAGCGTTCGGTGTCCAAGGCCTACGTCACGCGCTACGCCGCGGCCATGCAGCGCGGGCTGTGGGACGTGGACACGGGCGACACGATCAAGCTGGGTAAGAAACAGGGCAAGGAGATCGTGCTGGACGGTCAGCACCGGCTGTCGGCCATCGTCGCCGCCAATGCCCCCATCGACCTGTGGGTGGTGCGCCACGTTGACGTGGAGTGCTTCCGCCACTTCGACCAGGGCCGCGCCCGCGACGTGACCGACATCCTGACCGTCAGCGGCTGGCCGGACGCCAAGGTGCACAGCAACGCGGGCCGGATGCTGTGGAAGGAGGACACCACGGGCTCGCCGTTCATCAAGCCGGACGACGACGAGTCGCTGGGTGCGGGCGACATCGCCAGCTACATCACCGAGAACTACCGCCCGGCGCTGACCGACTTCTACACGCCGCGGGCCGCGCTGTTCCGCAAGATCAGCAAGGCCAAGCTGGGCGGCACCTCGCCTATGGTCTATCTGTTCTTCCGGCTGGCCCAGGTGGACGCCCAGCGCTGCGACGACGTGCTGCACTACCTGGCCGACTACGCCACGCTGTCCGCGCCGCACCGGGCCTGGGTCGCAGGGGTCGAGCGTGCGGGCAAGCTGCGCCTCGAAATCCTGGGCCCCAGCGGGCGTAACACGATGGGCACCAACAAAGACCTCGGGGACGGGCTGGTGCGCGTGTGGCGCGCGGCGTGGGACGTGGAGGCCAGCGGCCAGCGCGTCACCAGCAAGGTGATCGAGCGGGAGGTGAAGCGGATGCAGGACGACGAGCCGAACGGCTGGTCCACCCTGGGCCTGCCCGCGTGAACCTGCGGCACTTCGACCCGCGCCTGCGTCCGCTGATTCAAGCGGCCCTGGGCGCGGGGGCTTCTCTACGCAAGGGCAGCAAGCACTTCGTGCTGACGCTGCCCTCCGGTCGCAACCTGGTGTACCCCGGCACTACGCGGTCCAACACCGGGGTGCTTAACAGCATCAGCCTGACCCGACGCACGCTCCGGGCCGAGGGCATACCGTTCATCTAACCGACAGACGGTACCGCTCTTAAGCAACAAAGCTGTGCTACTATCTCTTTGTCGTAACCAACAACCACTACGGAGAAATGAAATGAACAACACCAAGCACACGCCGGGACCCTTCTGCACGATGTACGACGCTTCGGTGATTCGCGGATTCGATTGCACTAACGTCGCCACGATTCAGCCCGGGCCGCGTCAGCGTGCCAACGCCCGCCTGATCGCCGCCGCGCCGGAATTGCTGGAAATCCTGCGGCGCATCTGGATCGCAAACGATTCGAAAAATTGCGGCATCGTAAACGGTGAGGCGGTACTGTGCCGCGCGTTCGCGGATGAAGCCCGCGCCGCCATCGCCAAAGCTACGGGGGAAGCATGAACGACCTTCTAAAGATGCTCGCCCGTGACCCCAACATCGCCCCGGCGTTCCGGGCGGTGGTCGCCCCCACCCAAAAGGAACTGGAACTGGCGGGCGTGCTGATGGACCTCCTGGAATACTTTGAGCAGCGCGAGGACATCAGCGACGAAACCAACGACGACGGTAGCCCGCGTCCGAACGAGGCGATGCAGTTGGCCTCGCAGATTCGCACCGCGCTGCGCGGGGTGTCGCTGTGATCACCCTGACCTACGCCCCCGAGTACTACATCACCGAGGACACCGTGTATCGCGTGGTAGAGTCGAACGACGAATCCGACCGGCCCGGCACGCTGGTGTTGGAAGGCTACTGTCGGGTGGACAACACGTTCGCCCCGCGCGACAAGAAAAAGTGGTTCCGTTGTGACCGCCCCGATGCCAAGGGTGTCACCGCCGAAGAACTGGACGCATGGAAGGCGCTCACTTGAGACTCAAACCGTCACAGCTGCGGGCCGGGCTCCGCGCGTACGCCGCGCACCGGCCCGACCAGGAGTTGACCTACAGGGCGATGTCCGAGCAGCTGCGAGCTCACCCCAGCCGCCACGCCTGCGAGTTGGCCGAGGCCCTGCTGGGGCTCACCGACATCCCCGACGAAACCTGGCACGGCCCGCTGCCCCCGGGCGACGGGGCCGAGCGTGCCCTGACGGTCGCCATTGATCGGCTTTCGACGGAGTGGCCGCTTACTGACGTGCATCGGTTGGTTGCGTTGCGGAGAGTGGCCTGGGCCGCGTCGCAATTATCTCGCGTGATGGAGAAAAAGCTGTCCGAAGTTGTGTTACCGTAGCGACGCCTGCAGTCCCGGGGCCTACTTGTTACTTACCAAAAGGAGAAGTGATGTCCGAGCAACCGCAAAACGGGGAGATCGTCCCCGCGCAGTCCAACGCCGTCGCGCTGCCGAGTGACTTGCTGGCGAAGCTGGGCGCATACGCCAAGCAGACCCAGGACGCCGAGGTGGTGTCGGGCCAGTTCTTCGGCACGCGCGCCGGGCAACTGACGTTCAACAAGCAACCGCTGCCGGGGAACTTCATGGATGTCATCATCCTGCGCTCCATGTTCGAGCGCACCTACTACCCCAACGCGTTCAACCCGGACCAGTTCGAGAGCCCGCTGTGCTTCGGCTTCTCCCAGGACGGGTTCGAGGGCATGGTGCCGCACGCCAACGCCACCGAGCAGCAGGCACCGAACTGCGCCGACTGCCAGTACAGCAAGTGGACGCTGGACCCGAGGGACAACAAGCGCCGCGTGCCGTGCAAGGAGATTCGCCGTCTGTCGTGCATCCCGGTGACGGCGACCGAGAACGCCGCCAAGGTGGGCAAGGCGACCGCGGGCTACTTGCGGGTGCCGGTCACGTCCACGAAGTTTTGGGCGGAGTACGCGCAGACGCTGGCGAAGAACGGCCTGCCGCCGTTCGCCGTCGTCACCCGGGTGCAGCTGTTCCCCGATGTCAAGAACCAGGTGCGCTACGAGTTCACGATGCTGCGCGTGGTGAACGACGCCGACGTGATGACGGAGTTGATTAAGCGGCACGAGCAGGAGGAGAAGGCGATGTCGTTCCCGTACGAAAAGCGCTCGCCGCAAGGCCCTGCCGGGGAAGCGCCGCCGCCGCAGGCCGCGGGTGGGAAGTTCTAGTCATGGCCGCGGTGGAACACAAGCCTGGCGAGGACTGCCCGGCGTGCGCGCTGATGATCGAAGCGCACAACGAGTTGCTGGAACTGCTGAACTCCAAATACTCGCGCACGCTGGGGTTCTACGATCTCGCCCGCGTCATGGCGTTGCTGGTGACATCCTGCGAGGAGTCGGGGCCGACGCTGGACGCGCAGGTGGCGTTCCGCCAGAGTTTCGTCAGTTGTCTTATCGAAGCAGAACTCGCAACGCCGGACAATCCGGTGGTGCATCACTAGGAGCAGCAATGAAACCCAAGGTAATTCAGCAAGTCGAGGACGCGATGGTGGACGCGGTGATGGACGCCGCCGCAGGCCTGGGCCTCACGCCGCTGCAACGCGCGAAGTTCATCGTCAACATCAGCGAGGTGCTGATCGACGCGGTGTCGCCGTTCGTGCAGCACCAGGACGCGCCGGAGCCGAAGGTGGTCCGCAAGCGTGGTCCGCGCAAGGCGAAGCCCGCCGCGGTTGCCGCCATCGTCAAGACGATGCTCGACGCCGGGGCTGCTGCGGTCGCACCCGCCGCGGCAGCGCCGCCGGACACGACGCAGCCCGCGCCGTTCCGCAATCCGCAACCGTTCGCGGGGTAACGTCATGGCGTTCACTCGTAACGCCGACATCCGGCGCAAGCAACTCGCATCGACCCTGACCATCGGTGAGTCGGTATTCCTGCTGCTGTTGCAGGAGTACATCGCCACGCGCAAACCGGCGGACTCGCTCACCGACCTCATCAACGCAACGCTGGCCGCGCGCGAGGCCATGCTCAACAACCTCAACCCGTGATTACGAAAATCTATCTGGTCGAGGATTGCGCCAATGCACCGGGGCGCATCCTCGGGTGCTTCCGCTACGAAAGTGACGCCAAGAAATTCGCGGAAGATCAACCGGAGCCAGCGTCGGTGGAAGAACGGACGCTGTATTACAAAGTGCCCGTCACGGGCGGTTGTTACCCGTGAACCCGGATCGTCCGCAGGGACTGCAACCCCGTGTCGTCTGCATCATGGACACGGAGTTGCAGCGGTTGCACACACGCATACGCGAGTGGGAAATCTACGCCGTGATGGTTGGCGTCGGGTGTTTCCTGCTGGGCGTGATTTTCGGTTGGGGTCTTACTTACTTTTGCACTACGGGCTTTTGCCTAGAGAGGGGAACGGACATGGAAGATCAAACGGCCCTGTGTGATAACTGCGGCCACATGCGCTACGAACACAAGCTGGCAAATTTCTACGATGGGTCACAGACGGGCGAGGCATTCCTAGTCTGCCCGACCGCGACGTTCAAGGATAAAGAATAATGGAATACACGGTGGTACCTGTCATCAACGAACGGACGTGGCGCTGGGGCGTGAAGGCGTCGCCGCTGCCGGGGGAGTTGTACCCGCCGACGATGGGCAAGTTCCGGCAGAAGGCGCACGCGCAGATGTTCGCGCGGGTGCTGAACGCCGAGGCCGAGTTTGCGAGGGTCGCGCCGAACATCGTGGCGCGAGAACCCTTGGCCGAAATGTTGCCTGACGGCAGGTACGGTGATTGGGGTAATGAGGCATGAGCGGCGACGTTCTCAAGGAACTCTCGCTGGTCACGGAGATCGTAGACCTCAAGCAGAAACTCGCCGCGGAGCAGAAGAAGTCCGAGCAGTACCGCTACGCGCTGATGGAAGCGCGCGGCGTCATCAGCAAGGCGCTGCTGCTAGGCAGCCAGCCCGAAGGAACCTGCGGCCAATGCCCTCACCCGAAAGAGTGCGCGATTGTGAGGTGGTGTGACCGCAACGAGGCTATTCAGCCCGAAGGGTCGCAGGTAGCGCCGGAACACCCCGAGGACCGCGAACAAAGATTGCTGCGTTCTGATCCTGCCGCACAGGTAGCGCCGGGAGCGGATGAAAAGAAGTGGGGATTCCCGCTCGCCGCTACGTTGCCGCCGAAGGCTTGTCCGTTCTGCGGGTCAACCGCGCGGCACACTTGCTCCGTTGCTCTTGGTGCCGCGCTACCACCGAAGGTAGCGCCGGGAGCGGATTGCATTCCGCGTGAGCCGACATCGAAGATGCTACACGCAGGGATTCGGGAGTCAAACCGGCAGTACGCCCATAACGTGCCTTGGGACAGCGTGCGCGACATCTGGTACGCAATGTGTGACGCCGCGCTACCACCGAAGGAAGGGGGCTGACATGCGAATGCACTATTTCGACCAAGACGCGGCAGACCGCGACGACTTTTCGTTAGGTATGGCCGTCGGCCAAGGCTATGTGCCACAGGGCTGCTTACTCGGCGGAATGGTCGTGATGAATGAAGTGTCTCGCGGGAAAGACCCTTGCGCTGGCTGCAATGGCCCGCGCGCCAAATGCGGTGGTAGGCCGAAGGAAGGGGACTGACATGAGCAGGTGCTACTGGTGCCGCAGGAAGTGCAGGAGGTATGTCCGAGTCGGTTACTGCACGTTCAAGACGCTAGCTTGCAAGAGGTGCTACCCATGACCGTGACGGCAGGTACGGTGATTGGGGTGCCGCGCTACCACCGAAGGAAGGGGGCGCATCGTGATTAACGACATCACGACGCTGGATTTTGAAACCGAGGCCATCGGGCCGCGTCCGAACGAATACCCACCGCGTCCGGTGGGGCTGGCGATCCGTTGGCCGGGCGGCGTCACCGAGTACCTTGCGTGGGGCCATCCGTCCGGCAACAACTGCACCTCCGACGAGGGGATGCGCGCGTGGCTGAAAGCCTGCCAGGGGCCGGTGCTGTTCCACAACGGCGCGTTCGACATCGAAGTGGCGATGAAGGCCTGGGGCGTGCCCTGGCCGCGCGTCTGGCACGACACGCTGTTCCTGCTGTTCCTGCACGACACGCACGCACCCAGCTTCTCGCTCAAGCCGTCCGCCGAGCGCGTCCTGGGGATGCCGCCGGAGGAGCAGGACCGCGTGCGCGATTGGATTCTGGCGAACGTGGCCGGAGCCACCAAGTCGAACTTCGGCGCGTACATCAGCCTGGCCCCGGTGGAGCTCGTTGGGCCCTACGCCATTGGCGACGTGGAGCGCACCTACCGGCTGTTCGTGCGCCTGTACCAGCATATCCTGGACGAGCAGCCGGACGCGTACCGGCGCGAGATCGCCCTGACGCCGCACCTGCTGGTGGCGGAGCGCCGCGGCATCCGCGTGGACCGCCCGCTGTTGAAGGCGTGGGGCGAACAGCTGGCCCCGGCGATCTCCCGCTGCGACGCGCTGATCGCCGCCCGGCTGGGTGTCACCGGGCTGAACGTGGACGCCAACGACGACTTGATCGACGCGTTGGACAAGGCCGGGGTGATGAAGGCCTGGGAGTACACGAACGGCCTGGTGGTGCCGGTGGACGGCGACATCAGCCAGAGCGTCAACCCGTTCGCGGGTGGCGAGCCGGAGGAGCCCACCGGCAAGCGCAGCGTCAGCAAGCACGCGCTGCGGCGCTGGTGCACCGACACCGTGCTGGTGGACACGTTGAACTACCGCAACGTCGCGGCGACCATGCTGCGGACGTTCATCGAACCGTGGCTGGGGCTGTCGTCTGTTGACGAGCGGCTGCACACCAAATGGCACCAGGTCCGCGGCCAGGAGAAGAACGGTACGCGCACGGGCCGCATCGCCAGCAGCGACCCGAATCTCGCCAACGTCATCAACCCCCAGGACGAGGTGAAGCCGCCGCTGGGGTGTCCGTTCCTGCCGTCGCTGCGCGCGGCGCTGCTGCCGGAGGAGGGGCACGTTTGGGTGTCCGCCGACTACTCGCAGCAGGAGTTGCGCTGGGCCGCGCATTTCGAGGACCGCGCCATGATGCGCGCCTACGTCACCAACCCGAATTTGGACCTGCACCAATACGCCGCCGACTTGATTAAGCAGCAGACGGGCCTCGTGGTGCCGCGCAAGGCAACCAAGGCGGTCGCCTTCGCATCCATCTACGGCGCGGGCGTGCCGAAGCTGGCCGAGCAGTTGGGTATCACCGAGGAGGAGGCCTACGGTATCCGCGAAGCGTACTTCGCCACGCTGCCGGGCCTGCGGATGCTCAACAATCGGGTGAAGGAGAAGGGGCGGCTGCACGGGTTCATCCGCTCCGGCGGCGGGCGCGTGATCCGCGTCGAACAGGCGAAGCTGGTGAAGGGCCGGATGCGGACGTTCGACTACAAGCTGCTCAACCACCTGGTGCAAGGCACCAGCGCGGACCAGACCAAGCAGGCGATTATCAATTTCAGCCTGCTGGCAACGTCGGGCCTGCTGACCACGACGGTGTACGACGAAATCAACATCAGCGTCCCGCGCGAGGACTTGGGCCCGGTGACGAACGCGTTATCGGAGTGCATGGTGGGCTCGCTGCCGTGCGACGTGCCGCACCTGGTGGACATCGAAGTGGGCAAGTCCTGGGGCTCGCTGGTGGAGGTGACGCCGGGCTCCTCCGTGAAGCATATTCTCGAGAAGGTGGACGCATAATGTTCGGCGCAGACCCGCAGTCCGCAGCACCGCCACCGCTCACCGAGTGGCCGAAGCAGAAGGCGTGGAGCATCAGCGCGGCCAGCAACCACGCGCAATGTCCGTTGAAGTACCGCTTCATCCGCATCGACAAGCTGCCGGAGCCGAAGACCGTGGACGGACCGCTGGTGCGCGGGCTGGAAATCCACGCCATGTTCGACACCTGCCTCAAGACCGGCGCACCGTTGAGCGCCGAGTTCGCCGCGTGGGAGCCGGTGGTTGCAGCGTTGCGCGCGCGTGGCGCGCTGGGTGAACAGCGGGCGGCGTTCACGCAGGTGTGGGCACCGTGCGATTACTTCGCCAGCGACGTGTGGTTCCGGGGCGTGTTCGACGTGGTGGTGCCGCCGACCGAAGCGAACGGATGGATGGTGGACGCCGGGGATTGGAAGACCGGCAAGCGGTACGACAAGCATCCGGTCGAAGCGCGCATCTACTCGCTGGCCGCGTTGAAGGCGTACCCGGAAGCGCGCAGCGTGCGGACGACTTACTACTACGTTGACGAGAAACCGTCCGCGTCGATCCTGCACATCGCGGACCGCGCCGCCATCATCGAATTGGAGAGGGCAGCAGATGCCATGTCGCACGACGTTCTCAACGATACGCTTTACCCCGCTAGAACGGGGTTTCATTGCCGTTGGTGCCACTTCCGAAAGTCCAACAATGGCCCGTGTGCGTTCGGCTGACGACAGCAAGGCGTGGTTGGAAAGTCGCATACAGCGCAAGCTGATCGAATACGCCGCCACGCTCAACATCAAGCTGATCCCGGTCGCGGCGCGCGGGCGGCGTGGGTTCCCCGACTTGCTGGGGTTCGTCCGTAACCGCAAGACGGACAAGACGCGCGGGTTCCTCATCGAAATCAAGAAGCACAACGGCAGGTTGTCTCCGGTGCAGTCCGTGTTCCACCGGGAGTTGCTGCCGTTCATCGAAGTCATCACGGTGTACGGCTACTTGGAAGCCGTGCGCGTGGTGTACCGCATCTACAAGGACGCACAATGAAACGCTGGACGCCGCATCCGTATCAGATTGAGGGCGTGAAGTTCCTCCTGCAAAACTCCCACGCGGGGCTGCTGTGGTCGCCTGGCTGTGGCAAGACCGCCGTGGTGCTGGCTGCGCTGTGCGTGCTGAAACAAAAAGGGATGCTGCGTCGGGCCCTGGTGGTGGCCCCGCGGCGCCCGGCCAAGCTGGTATGGCCGAAGGAGCGCGACAAGTGGGCCGACTTCATCGGCCTCACCATCGACGTGCTGCACGGGCCGAAAAAGGACATCCAGTTGATGAACAGCACCGCGGACATCTGCGTGGTGACGCCCGAGGGCCTAGACTGGCTGATGAAGGATGATCGTGTGCGCTTCGATCAGCTGGGTGCGGACGTGCTGATCGTGGACGAGTCGTCCTACTTCCGCACCCACAGCAGCAAGCGCTTCAAGAACTTGAAGCCGGTGCTGCACACGTTCAAGCGGCGCGTCATCCTGACGGCGACGCCGATGCCGAAGTCGTATGAAAACCTGTGGTCGCAGACGTTCATCCTGGACCGCGGTGGCTCGCTGGGCCCGTACATCACGCACTATCGGATGCTGTATTTCCGCGACGTGGCGAAAGCCGGGGCGACCTACAGCGTGTGGGAGTTGATCCCCGGGGCCGACAAGCAGATCAACGAGAAAATCCGGCCCTTGATGCTGCGCGAGGACGCGGTGGATCACCTGGACATGCCGCAGCTGATCCGCAACGTGATCCCGGTGGACCTGGACGACGACGCCCGCGACATCTACGATAAAATGGAGCGCGACTACTGCCTGGCGATTGAGGGCAAAGACGTGATCGCGCCGAACGCCGCGGTGCTGGGCAACAAGCTGCGCCAGATCGCCAACGGCTTCGCCTACGACGCGCAGCACGCGTCGGTGCTGGTGCATGACGCCAAGCTGGACGCGGTGCGTGACCTGGTGGACGATCTGCAGGGAGCCCCGGTGCTGCTGTTGTACGAGTTCATCAGCGACCGTGATCGGCTGCTCAAGATTTTCCCCGGGGCGCAGGACTTGGGCGAAGGCTGCAGCGACAAGCAGGCCGACGCGATCTGCGACGCGTTCAACCGCGGCGATCTGCCGGTGCTGCTCGCGCATCCGAAATCGGCGGGGCACGGGCTCAACCTGCAGGGCCAGGCGCAGCATATTATCTGGTTCGGCCCGACGTGGGACTTGGAGTTGGACGAGCAGGCCACCGCCCGCGTGTGGCGGCAGGGCAACGTGCATGATCGCGTGTTCGTGCACACGCTCGTCGTTGCCAACAGCATCGAAGAAAAAGTCGCAGATGTCCTTGCCAGCAAGGGCGCGACACAAAACTTGCTGCTGCAAGCCATGAAGCGCGGGCCACAGCATGTTGTGGTTGAGAGCGCTCACTAACACAATCCCATTGACGGGGCCGGGAGCGCGGCCTAGCGTGGCACGCTCCTCTTGGAAGGTAGCTAATGGACGCTGATCTGGTTCGCAGCGGGCTGCTCGCATCCGATATGGATGCCGTTGCAGACCCACCCAACGAGTTCGCCACGAGCGGCGACAGCCCCAGCTACACGTTCCCGTACTACCTGCCGGACGGCTCCCGGCACCCGCATATGTTCCGCAGGCGGCTGCATCACCCGGGCCCCGGCCAAGGCAAATACACGCAACCGTCGAAGGCCGACATCGTGGCCGCGGGCGGACAGCCGTGGGACGCGACCTACCCGTACCTCAACCCGCACGTCCTGGCCCTCGCTGGGCAGTCCTGGGCCGCGCTGTCGGTGGTCAAGGGCAAGCGGATTCTGCTGGTCGAAGGCGAGAAAAAGGCGCTGTCCGGCATGAAGTACATCGGGCGTCCGGCAATCGGCATTCCCGGGGCCTACGGCGCGCTGTGGAAGCCGGAGGTCATTGTGCCTGTCGCGCCCGCGGGCGCGTCTGCAGCGGTCCAGGAGAAGGCCGCACGCGCAGCGGCGCGGGCCCGAGCTCAAGCTGCGCGCCAGCCGTTCCAGCTGCACCCGGTCCTGGCGCAGATCATCAAGCCCGGGGATACGGTGGACGTGGTGTTCGACGCCGACGTGCTGACCAACCCCGACGTGAACCGCGCCGCGGGGACGCTGCGCCAGGTGCTGCGGCAGCTGGGGGCCATCGTCAAGTTCGTCCTGCTGCCGTCGATCCCCAACGGGCCGAAGATCGGACTGGACGACTGGATCATGGGGGTCCAGGACAAGTCGCTGATCGCCATGCTGTTCGACGCGTTGGAGCGCAGCGACGGGGAGGCCTTCGCCGCCGACTTCAACACGCTGTACCGCTCGTTGGACTTGGTGCTGAATGCCAAGGACATCCCCATCATGAACCTGACCAACATCCGCCGCATATTCGACAACCACCCTGACTTGTGCAACCACCTGTGGTTCGATGAAGTGAGCAACCGGCTGTACGAGACATTCACCGGGGCGGTGCGCCAGGTCAACGACAGTTCCGCCATCGAAATCACCCGCTGGATGCAGCAGAAGCTGGGGCTCCACCATTTCACGCACGGACTGGTGCGCGAAGAAATGTTCGCCACGGCGGACAACCCGAAGTACACCCGCAACCCGGTGCTGGACGCCATCAGCGAAGTGAAGTGGGACGGCGTGCCGCGGCTCGAAACCATGTTCATCGAAGCGTTCGGCGCAGAGGACACCGCCTACACGCGCATGGTGGGGCGGCTGTGGGCGGTGAGCGCCGTCGCCCGGCTGAAACAGCCCGGGTGCCAGGTGGACACCATGCTGGTGTTGGAGGGGCCGCAGGGGATCGGCAAGTCGAAGGCGCTGGAAGTCCTCGGCGGCGGCGCGTACAAGGCGCTGCAGCAGAAGCTGGACAACAAGGACTTCATGGTGGCCGCGCACACCGGCTGGATCGTGGACATGGTGGAGTTGGGCGCGATGAAGTACGCCGACATGGAGCAGGTGAAGGGCCTGGTGACGACGCGCACCGACACCTTCCGCGCGCCCTATGGACGGGTGGCGCTCGACCACGCCCGGCGCTTCATCATGGTGGGCACCACCAACACCGACGACTACCTGCGCGATGACACCGGCAACCGCCGGTTCTGGCCGATGAAGTGCGCGCACGCCGACATCGCGTGGTTGGAGATGCACCGCCTGCAGTTGTGGGCCGAGGCCCTGCATCAATACATGCAGGGCACCGCCTGGTGGGAGGATATGGACGGGCCCACCGCGGAGGCGACGCGCGACATGCAGCAGTCACGCATGTCCGACGACGTGTGGCAAGACATCCTGCGGACCGTGTTGAACAACCGCGAGCCCATGCACCGCATCACCTACTGCGGCGAGCAGCGTTACTTCACCGCCGGGGTCGAGTTGCTGTACGCGCTGGATGTCAAGGTCAACGACATGCCGAAGTACAGCCGCCGGTTGCGCTCGCTGATGAACCGCATCCCGGGGTGGGAGCCGCACCACTTCCAAAGCAAGACACAGATCATCACCCTGCGCGGAGTGGGGGGCGCGACCAACGACGTGCGCGGGTACCTCTACACCGGCCCGAGCCCCACGGCGCTGCCCAATAACGTGACGCCGCTGCCCCAGGCGACCAAGTTCTAGGGTTGTTGCGTAGCTGGTTGTTTAACTGTATACTCCTGGGGTCAATTCAACCACGGAGTATCAGATGGCACCGAAGGTCCGCAAGCGTAAATTCGTCGTCACGGTTTGGCGCGACAGCACTAACTGGTACTGGAAGCTGACCGGCAGCAACGGCACCGACATCGCGTATTGCCCGGTGGCCGGGTACTCGTCCAAGCGGAACGCGGAGAATGCCGTGCGCTCCGCCGGACGAGTCTTTGCCGGGAATGCCTTTTCGTTCCGCTACCCTAACGAGCAGATCGCTGCCGCCGCGTGACCGCGAGCCCCAGCAGCCCCAGGCCGAGCAGGGCCAGCGTCGCCGGTTCCGGCACCGCCTGGGGCACCAGCTGCGTCTGCGAGCGGCCCACGAGCGTCGGCTCCTGACCCGTGATGCCGTTCCATGCGGCCAGCGTGCCGTTCGTCCCCAGCGTCATGCTGAAGAACGGACCGGACGTGAACGCGCCCGACGTGTTGAACGAGAACGCATCGGCCAGCGTAGTAGCGACATCCGAGAACGTGCCGAGTTGGACGCCGGGAAGATCGACCGGCGATTCCGCACCCTGCGCGTTGCTGCCGTCACCGTAGAACAGCAGCGTGATCGTGGAGCCGATGCCGTTCTGGAAGGTGCCGCTCCCCGACAAATCGAAGCCGTTGGCGGGGCCGATGAAGTTCGTATCCCCGATAGCCAGCGTGATCTGCGACGGCGCGAGCAGCGTGTTGATGATCTGGAACGAGGACGTGTTGAGGAAGTTCAGCCCGCCCGCGAAGCTGATCTGCGAGGAACCGACGATGCGGACCCCGTTAATCAGTTGGTCCGCAATCGCCAGTTGGCCGACGTTGAGGTTGGTATCGCACGCGGCTTGGTCTTGGCAGTTGAAGATCGTGCCGTTGATGTTGGCCGAGAGCAGCAGCGTGGCGCTGGCCGGGGCCGCGAGCGCCGCACAGAGCAGGGCGGCAAAGAGTCGTTTCATAAAACCTCCTTTGGTGGGTGAGCCGAATCATAAGCAATGCCGGGGCCACCTATAAAAAACAACGGGGTGGCGCACCGCGCCACCCCGCTTGTAAAGCTGGTCGTCACCTGCCGAGGCGCAGCACCGGGATCGGGAAGCCGCCGAACAGCAGCGAGAGCAGGATCACCACCGCCAGCAGCGCGACGATAACGGTCGCCACCTTGCCGAACGGCTCCGGCAGGCCGATGACTCCGATGAGCCACCACAGGACGTAGAACACCAAGCCGAGGACGATGACCGTGACGAGCAGACCGATGATGGATTCCATGTTCACTCCTTGAAAAAGACCCGGCAGGCGCGGGGAGCGCCCGCCGGGGGAAGGCCGCGCTACTAGCAAGCCCGTGGGGTGTCCGTGACGGTTCCGGTAGTTCCGTTCTGGCCGGAGCAGTCGCGGTTGGTGTCGTTGCCGATGCGTCCGTTGTTGCCGGAGTTGGCACCGCTGTAGGGTCCGGTGTAGCCGCCGTTACCAGCGTTGCCGTTGGTGACGGTGGTGGTGATGTTCGGCTTGCCGATGGTGGTCACGATGTCGCTGATGGTGCCGAAGCCGCCGTTCGCAATCTGTCCGGCGGTGTAGAACCCGGACGTGGCGATGGCCGAGTTCGCGTTGAACCCGGACGTGGCGATGTCGCGGTTGGCGTTGAAGCCGGACGCGGCGGTGGCGGCGAAGGCGTTGTAGCTGGCGATGGTGCTGTTCGCCGTGTTGTTCGACTGCGTGACTCCCAGGCGGTAGCCAAAGTAGCCCTGCGCGACCGAGATCACCGGGCCTGCGAATATCGCCGCCCATCGCAGAGCCTTATCCTCCTGTGTCTCCGGCGGATTCGGAAGCACGGCAGGAACCAGCTTCGCCGTGTCGCCGCCGCTGCGCGCCAACGCCAACGCGAGTATTGCCATCTGCCGGGATTGCTCATTGCCGCGCTCCGCGATTGCCGACATCGCCTGGTAGCGCGCAGCTTCCGCGTGCGCCTTGGCAACTTCGACGTTTTGCTGCGACGTGATGGTGAGCCGGTAGCTTTCCAGTTGCAGCGCGTAGTTCGGGTCGAGCGTGGTCTGGCATCCTGCAAGCAGGAGGACGGCGAGCGCGGCGATTCTCACGGCGGTTTCTCCTTTTTGTTGATGCTGGTGTCCGTCTTGACGCCGGACGCACGGTCGGCGGACGGTCCGTCACCGATCTGCACCGTCACCGTTTGGCAGGCCGCTGCCAGCGCCGCCAGCAGCCAGAGAATTCTATACCTCACAGAAGTTCAGCGCCCCGGCGTCCGTGATGGCGGCGGGCTGGATGTAGCAGATGGTGAGCGTGAGCAGCTTGAGACTCACCGTTCCGGCCTCAAGGATGCCGTTGGTGAACGTGTTGAACACGCCGATACGGAACCCGGCGTTCTTCACGTCCGCGCCGAGCAGCTTGCTGCCGGGGTTCGGTGTGTTGAACGTCGTCCAGTTGAACGTGTTGACGGCGAACGTGTTGTTCTTCGGAATGTTGAACGTCGCGTCCGAAGAAATCTTCGGCGTGCCGAACGCGGTGTTCTCCAACCACACCTTCAACTGACAGCCGCCGGTCGTGCCGTTCTGCGCTTGGTGCGAGAACGTGACGCGCGTGATCTCCGCGTCGTTGGGAATCGCCGCCACCGCCGCCGCGATGCCGGACGCGTAGATGTTGTTGGAGAACTCACCGGCTGCGGTGGTGCCGTAGAAGTTCTGCGCCACCGCGCCACCGGTCGCGGGCCAATTCTGCGGGTTGACCCACACCGTCGTGCTGCCGGGGCGCGCGACTTGCACGGACGATGATGGGATCGTCGCGGCGGTGCAGACCTCAACGCCGGACGCCGGGTTGGTATAGAGGCTGAACTGCGCCTGCACGTCCGCGAACGTGGTGATGACGAGTGTGCCGGTCACGTTCGCCAGCAACTGCCACGGGCCGATCTGCGAGTTGGCCGTGAACGCCGGACAGGTGGCGATGCCGTTCACGTCGGTGGTTGCGTTGGCGGTGGTGCCGCCCGCGTTGAACGTACCGCCGGGGCCGCTGCTGGGCAAGACGAACTGCACCGTCGCGCCGGGGTACGGCGCATCGAACTGGTCCGTCACCAGCACGGTCGGCAGGACGCCGGGACCGCCGCCCTGCAACAGCGTCTGGTTGTTGCCGGTGCCGACCGCGATGGTGGACGGTTCCGGCGGGCCGCTGGGCGGCTTGTTGTTCAGCGTGAACAGGACTTCCGTACCGAAGCCCCAGCAACGGATCGTCACCTTGCCCGCGACGTTGTTCGCGGTGGGCGTGGCGGACGTGGCGTACCCACCGCTGCCGCACTCGGCGTTGGACGCACCTGCGCCGCCGAACGGCGCGGCGGGCTGCGTGACGAGGTTGTTGGTGTTCTGGAACTGCACGCTGCCATTGGTGACGGGCGTGTTCGGCAGCGTGCCGGTGTCCATCACCTGCACCTTCAACTTCTGGTACGGCTTGTTCAGCCCGGCGGACTGTCCGTTGCCCGACTCCCGAAGGATGACGATAGCCATAGGTCAGTACACGCTCGCGTTCGCCAGCGCCCACGTTCCGTTGTTGCAGATGGTGACGATGGCGTGCTTCAACGGACCGGACGACAGCACAGGTGCCGCCGCGCCGCCCGGCCACTTGACGTAGCTCGGCCACGTCACCGTGCCGAGGTTGGTGGCATAGAAGAAAATCCGCATCATCGCGCCCAGCGGGGTCAGCACGTCGGTGAGCGTGAGGTTGCCCGCCAACGTAACCTGCACGGTCTGCGCGCCGTTGCCCGCGCCCGCGCCCGCCGCCGGGCCACCCGTGAAGTCGAGCGTGATCGCCGCACCCGCTGCGGGCGCGTACGAGAACGGGGTGACGAAGAACCCGCGCGTCGAACGCACCGTCTGGTCGGGGTTGATCTCCTGCGCCAGCGTCGGTGACGCGCCCGCCGTAATCGCCGTGGTGTGGAACATCATCTTGCCCGGCGAGTGCGTCGCGTCCCACGCCCCGCCCGAGCGGAACGAGAAGTACGCGCCGAGAAGCTGCGGCCCCGCCGCCACCTGCTGCGCGTTGCCTTGGATGTTGCAGAACGCTTGGTTCGCCACCGTCGGAATCCACGGTGCCTCGAAATTGAGGCGCGACGGTTGCCCGACCGTGGCCGGGGCCACGACGGTGAAGATCGACGGCACGGTGAGCGGCCCCGTCATCGTGTCACCGGCCTTGTTGACCGGCGTGTAGCCGAGCGCGCTACCCGCGCCGCCCAGCACGCTGCGCCAGTTGGTGCCGTCCCACCCGAGCAGCGCGATGTTCCCCGGCGCGAGCGCGCCAGCGGACAACGGCCCGCCGGTCCCGTCGAGGATGTTGTGCGGGCCGCTGCCGTTGATGTTCAGCGTCGCCGGGCCGGTGTTGCTGCCGGGGTTCGGCACGACGAGGATGGCGAACATGCCGTCGGTGAACGACGTGATGCCGAGCGGCATGGTGCCGGTGTAGACGTTGACCGTCGCCATCGCCGCCGCCTGCACGACGTTGAACGATTGGTGCTGCACCTGCCCGGCGGTGGCGTACTCATCGTCGGCGGTGGCCGGTGCGACGCCGGTATGCTTGAACCCGCCCATCGGCAGGTTCGCTGTCGCCGGGGTCTGTCCGTCAACGGACACCGATCCGGTGAGCGCAGCGGCGATGTCGGACATCGTGCCGTTCGCCCAGGCGGTCTGAATGACGGTGCCCGGCACCACCGGATTCCCGGCGGGGAGGACATAGATACCACTTCCGTTACGGGGCATGTCAGTCTTCCTCGTCAGTCAACTTGCGAATCCAGTCCGGCAACTTGTCTTCCTTGTCCTTGAACATCTGCGACCCGCCGAACCCGCCGGAGTATTTCAGCAGCTTCGCCATCTGCTTACCCGCGCCCTGGTTCAACTTAGAGTTGGTCATGTACTTGCGGCCACCCTTGGTCTGCGACAGCGCGAACAGCGCGAGCGGCGTGAGCGCGCCCGCCGCGGTACTCTGCGCGCCCTCCGGCGTCGCCAGGCCACCCGCGCTCGCCGCCGCGCCGCCGCCCAGCATCAGCGCCCGCGGGTCTTTCAACAGCTTCGCCATGAACAGGTTGCGCGCGGTGCCGCTGTCGGGGCCCTGGGACTCGAACACCGTCTTGCCCGCCTTCGCCAACTTCGACAGGTCGCCGCCCGCGCCGGTTTCGTAGCCGGTGTCGCCGTAGCGGTTGATCTGCTGGCGTTCCAGCGCGCGGAAATCGACCTCACCCTTCTCCACCGAGGGCGAGATTGCCTCCATCGCGGCGTACTGCTTGCGCGCCTCGCGCAACTCCGGGCTGATCGACTTGCCGTTCACCTTCAAGTTGCGGTCGGCCCACTCGTCCAGCGCGTCACGCGCCTGGTTGAGCAGCCGCCGCTGGTCGCTGTCGGTGGTGTCCACCGCAGCCCGCGTCAATGCGCTCCGGCGGGCGGTGTACTCCGCCCCGCTGATGTTCGCCTGCGGTGCCTGCAGCAGCGCCGACTTCCCCGGGCTCACCGACTGCGTAGGTGCCGCCTTGATGATGTCGAACTGCTTTTGCAACTCCGGGTGAATCCCGGCGCTGCTGTTCTTGGCGAGGAACTTCGCCTCATCTTCGACCGCCTTCATCGACTTGCGGAGGTCCAGGTCCAGCGCGTTCGCTGGGGCAGCTTTTGCCACGTCGAACATCGCGCCGATCCGCTGCCGGGCCTCACCGAGAACCGTGCCGGTGATGCCTTCCTCGCTGCCCTTCGACCCCATTTCCCCGGCCACGGCGTTCGCCGCCTTGACCTTCTGCCCGCGGCTACCCGCGGTCATAAACGAGCCGACGACAGGCAGCTGCCGCATCCCCACCTCGGCGGACTGCCACAGCGGTGAGCCGGTGGCCTGGCCCACGGAAATGCTGTCCGCGCCCTTGTCCTCCAACAGCTTCACGAACGAACTGCGTTCCTTGTCGGTGGTGCGGAACGGCGTGACCGCACGGCCACCGACCATCTGCATCAAGTCGCCCACCGCGCCGCCACCCGCCATCAGCAGCGTCTGCGCCAGCTGGCTCTGGTCGCTGCGCCGCGGCTCGAACGACGATGCAGCGGCACCTCCGGTAGCCCCGGTGAAGGGCCGCTTGAACGGCAGCGTCGCCGCCGTCTGCGCGCCGGACAGCACCTTGCCCGCCACCGGGATTTCTTTCGCCGCGTTGAACGCTTCCACGACGCGCGGCACCTTGGTCAGCAGCTTGGCCGCGCCCGCCTCCCCGAGCCCGGGGATCAGCGACAGCACCGCTTCGGGGATCATCGCGCCGACCATGCCACCAGGCTTCGACTCGCGCTCCGTCTGCTCCGCGACGTGCTTGTTGACCCGCTTGGAGATGTCGATGTATTCGGGTGAGTAGTCCTTCTTGGTCAGCCCTTGCTTGGCTCCGAGCCCCCAGCCCTTCACCACACCGGCACCGGAGCGCACCGCGTTCGGCACGTTCTCGACCAGATTGCGGTAAACGTCTTTGGTACCCTCCCACGGACCGCCGCCGCCCGCTGGCGCAGGTGTCATCGCGTCGCGCAGGCCCTTGGTGCTGCGGATCAGATCCTCACCGAACTCCATGATCCCGCCGCCGCCCGTACCCTTGGGCGTGAGCGCATCGGCTGCGCCAGTTACCCCGGACACAACCTTGTTGGTGATGTCCTTGACCTGACCCCCCGCCGCCTCCACGCGCGTCGCTTCATCCAGGTCGGACTGCAACATTGCAGCCGCCTCCGGGTCGTTCGCCGCCTTCGCGCGCTGGACCGCAGCCTGCAGTTCTTCCTTGGTCGCCATATCACCGCCCCGGCGTCAGAAACTTGTTCGCGCGCTTACGCACTTCATCGTCCAGCTTGGCGTTCGCCCGCGCCTCGAGGTCGCCCGCGGAGGCCTTCTTCGCCAGCGGCGGTGCAGCCCCGGTAATCGTGGGCTTTGTCGCGTTCCAATAGTCCTGCACTACGCTTGGGTAACGCCCGACGATGGCGTTGTTCTCGGCATCCATCAGCCCGGAGAAACGGGTGTACGCATTCCAGAATGTCTCCGGCGTGCCCTGCCAATCAATGCCGAGTTCCTTCATCTTGTTCTGCATTTCCTGCGACGTGACCGCGAGGCCGCTCCGCATCTGCGTGAAGATGTTGTCGAGCGACTTGTGCGACGCCGCGAAGTCTTGTGCGTTCTGCGACTGGAACCACTTGGGAATCAGCATGTCGAGTTGCATACCCGGAGTGGCACCCATGTACCGCCCCGTCGCGGGGTCTTTGATGACGCCGGACTTCGGGTCTTTCGCCATCTGATCGAGCAGCGTTTCAAAACTTGCCCGCGCTGTTTCCAGCGGAGCCAGTTTCTTCGCGTCCCGCTGTTTGGTGATTTCACCCATCGCGTCGTCGATCTTTTCAAGGTACTTGCCGCTGGGCGGGCTCGTCACACCCGGGCCGCGCGGCTTCGGCAGATACACCGCATTGCGCGGGTCTTGCGCGAGGTAGTCCGCTTGCACCTTGGGGTCGTCCAGCTTAGGCACCACGCGCGCAGCCGCGGGAGGTGCGGCCCCCGCGCCAGGTGCAACCGCTTCCGGCGGCAGCGCGCCGATCTTGGTCAGCCGCTCCGTGATCTGCTTGATATTGCGCTCGTGGATGTACTGCTGATCCGGCCCGTTCTCGCCGGACGCGAGCAGACCCTTCTCAAGCGCCAGTTGCTCCGTGAGGACTTGCGCTTCCGACTGCTTCGCCGGAATCTTCGCCGGGTTCACCTGGTTCGGCATCATCTTCGGCTGCGTCGGCGCAGCGGCAGACTCCGCCCCCGGCACGCCGGGCAGGTTCACCGGGGCGAGCGCCTTCGGCTTCCCCGGAGAGAACTGTGCGTCGGGTGTCGTCTTGATCTGCTCACCCGCCTCGGCCCACGCCTGGTTCGCCAGCGAAATCGTCTGCGGCCCGTCCGGTCCCGCGCCGAATTTCGTGTCGCCCAGCGTCAGCTTCCCGGCAAAGATGTTCAGCCGCCGCGGGTCCGCATCTTCGCCGTACATATCCCGGCCCAGCTGCAGCGCCTTCTGGAACTTCGTTTCGATTGCCTTCTCGGACTCCGACTTCTCCGGCTTCGCCCCGCCGACTTGCGTGAACCCGTGCGTGGGGCTGTCGCTCTCACCAGGGTCAGCCCAGCCGTGCACCTGGTTCCCCTTCGCGTCGAGCCCCGTCACCCACGTTTTCTTGGACTCCTTCGCGGACGGGATGCCCGACTCAATCGCCTTCGCAGCGACCGCCGCGCCCGCCGTGCCGCCGAGGGCTTCGCCCAACTGCATCGTGTTGGCGAGCGCGTCCCGCTTGTTCAACGGAATGCGCCCCGTCGTCGCAGCGCCAGGTTGTTCGGTCTGCGCTTCCAGAGTCGTCTTGAGCATCTGGTGCAAGTCAGGCTCGCCTTCGACCGGCGGCGCGACCGGAGCGCCCTCCTGCGTCATCGGCGCGACGCCGGGCAGGTGCGGCAGCGTCCCCGGCACCGTCATTTCGGTGCCCTGCGCCTTGTCGAGCAGCAGTTCGATGTTCTTTTTCCGGTCCGCCTGGATCGCCGCGTCCTCGTCGTTCGCCTTCATTTCCATGTAGCCCGCGCCGAGCCCCTGCGCCAACTGCCCGAGCGGTTGGAAGATGGACGTTTTCGCCAGGCCCGCGGGCGGCGGCGTGTAGCCACGCAGCGCTTCGGCCTGCAGCAACTCCGCCATCTTGCGGCGGCGCGCGAGTGCCGACACCTTGCTGTCGTAGTCGGAGGTGTAGTTGTGCGAGGTAGCCATGTCAGCTTCCGCCCATGCTGAATTGCGCCAACAAGCGCTTGAGCAAATCCGGGTCTACCGGCGGGCCCGTCATCCCAGCAGCAGGCGCGCTACCCATCTTCTCCGCGTCCATCATGCTCTGGTTGTAGCCCGCCGCCACGCCGTTCAGCGCCTGTCCGATAGGTTGCAGCACGGACGTGGGGCCCGCGTTGTCCGCCGGAGCCGCGTTCGTCGCGCCCTTCTCCAACATCGCCTGCATCATCTTGCGACGCCGGTACGCTTCGGTGGGGTCGTCGTAGTCCACACTCACTCCTTGATCGCGTCGGTGACGTGCTGCAACTCCGACGCTGCGACGTACATGATCTGCCCGAGCCGTCGCTGCACTTCCTCGTGCACCGCCAGGTGGTGCGCCCGCAGGTAGCGCATCCGGCCCACGTTCTCCGACAGGTACGCGGTGCAATGCCCGCAGTCGAGCGACGAGTTGAAATACGCGTAGTGCTTCGGCAGCGCGATGCCCCTGTTGTCCAAGAACTCCACCACCTGCGCCTCGGTCCATTCTTCCAGCGGAAAGACGTACTTCACGCCGTTTTCGATGTAGCCGCTGCGTACCGGCGACTTCAACACCTCGCTGTTGCGTTGGCCGCGCACGATGATCGTCGCGCCTGCCCCACGCGACGCGCGGTCGAGCGGACGCCAGATGTTCTCCGCACAGCAGTCGAACGGTGCCTGCACCGGAGGCATCGTCTGCGCCACCCGCAGCAGGCGTCCGGTCGGCGTCTGCCACACACCCACCACGTCAGCCGGTGGCCCGTTGCGCGCAATGTTGCCAGGCTGATCGCTGGGTGCGCGAATGAAGGTGTGAACCAGCTTGGCGACTTCCTCCATCTGCAAGTGCGTTTCCGGCAGCGCGTCACCCGTGTCGCACCACACCACCGTCAGGCGCGGCCAATACTCCTCCAACAAATAGAGGCACGCCAGCGAGTCCTTGCCGCCGGAGAATTGCAGCACCACCTTGTCGTCAAGCGTGAACACTAAGCCCTCACGAAGCGGAACAGCATCGGGTACACGTCGCGGAACACTTTGGCGAACGTCGCTTGGTCCATCGTCTTGAAGGTGTCCGCGAGGTACACCTTCTCCGGGCGCTGCGCGTCGTCCAGCCGGAACCCGGCGTCGTGCGCCATTTCCTTCATCAACTCCGGGTTCCATACGTCGTACCACAGCGTAGAGCGCAGTTCGTCGCCGGTACCGTCCGTCACCAAATCGTAAACGCACAGCAGACCGCCGGGCGGCAGAATCTTGGCGCAGGAGTCGAACACCTCGTACGGAAACTCGGCGTGGCCCAGCGCGTACTGCACCGTGATCGCGTCCACACCGAGGTCCGGCAGATCACGGTAGTCGCACCGCACCTGCGGGAAGTCCGGCGGGCAGAATTTCAGTTGCTCCTCGCTGATGTTCTGCAACAGGATCGTCAGGTCGGGGCGCAACTCCTTCATGCGCTTCGCCACCGCGCCGATGCCGCACGCGATGTCCAGCACCCGCGCGCCCTGGGGCAGATCGAAGAATTCCAGCAGCCGCGCAACGTGTTCGTCCTCCGACTCCGCGAGCCGGTGAATCTGGAACACGGTTTCGCCGCGCTCCACCAGATCGCGCGTGATCTCGCCCACCAGCTTGTCGTCGCCGTAGATGCTTTGCATCAGAGCGCCACCATCCCCGCCATCCCAGCGATGGAGCCGATGCCGGACATCATGCTGCTCTGGCTCGCGTTCTTCGCCGCCTGCGCCGCCTGGTTCTGCTGCCCGGTGGACTGCGCCGCCTGCATCCACGGCGTCGCTTGAATCTGCGTCGGCGTCATGGCTTGGAACTGCGGCGAATTCACCTGCGTGCCGGACAGCATCGCCATCAGTTCGTTGATCGGCATTTGCCGCAGGTTCATCTGCTCCTGCATCCCCTGCGCGCGTGCCGCGTTCCCGGCCTGCGACCCGGCGAGCGCGTTGCCGAACTCCTGCTGCGCGCCTTGGTTGTTGAAGCCGAGCGCGGCCAGCATCTGGTCGAACGACTGCCCCTGCCCTTGGTTGGCCTGCGCCTTGTTCGCCAGCTGCTCCTGGAAGCGCTGGCCTTCCGCGGTGTTCTGGAACTGGCCCGCCGTCTGCGCCAGTTGCTGCATCCGCGTTTCTTCCGCGCCGCCCTGCTGGATGGCGTCGTTGATCGCCTGCCGCCGCTGGTCGTCCAGCGAGGTCGTCAGCGCGCCGGTCATCGCCCGCGCGCCCTTGGACGTGCTGACGCCGCCCATGTTGGCGATCTTGGCGTCCAGCGCCTTCTGCTGCGCCGTGGCCGACGGCTCGAAACGGCTCGAAAAACGGTCGTACAGCGAATCCTCGACCCGCTGACGTGTGTTCGGGTCAGCCCCGATGATGGAGCGCGTCAGCGGCCCCATTTCGGCCCCGCCTTGCGACACGCCGGGGATGCCCGCCATGTTCGCCCGCGCCATGCCGGGACCGGCCCCCGGACCGCCGGAGAGCGCCGGGAGTCCCGACGTGTCGAACGCGCCGCCGAGCGCCTGGCGCACCCGGTCCAGGGACTGCTCCCCCATCCCGAGGTAGCCCGCCTGCAACGCGTCCGTCTGCGCGCGGCGGGCCTTGCTCGCCGGGTCGAGCTCCGTGACCAGCGTGTAGTCAGCCTCGCCGGGTCCGGTCTTTTCCAACCGGCGCGTGCCGTCCGGCGTGATCTGGTTGGTGTTGTTGAG